AAGTATAGGCTTGCGTAGGAAGACAGTGCCGACTTGAAGGGTGTCTTGCGCAGGATTGGCGACCGCGATTTTGATGAGGATATAGCCGGCGCCAAGGAAGAAATTAGAAAAACAAATAGCCAACTCGGCGAACAAGAAGAAAATTGTGATCGGATAAAAGAAGAAATTGAAACAAAAGATGCTCAGCTGGATCAGGTGAATGATTTAATTGATTCAATTCCTGTCGAGGCGGTTGATATTATTGATGCGGAACAGAAAAAAGCAGCGCTAAAATCGAGCCTGTTGGCGGCCCAACAACTTAATAAGGACCGCGGCACAAAGATACGGGGGTTTAAATATGATATTGACAATTTAGATGAACTTCTTGGTAAGTTTGACATTAACGATCTGGATCGGAAGCAAGATCTAATCGATATAAAACAAGACGAAATGGAATCTATAGTTAATGAAGCCAGATTATTACAAAAAGATTACAATACTAAAAGTATAAAACTCAAACTTCTTGATGACGTTCCGTGCGGGAATGAGTATCCGCAATGTAAGTTTATTCATGACGCTCACAAGGCTAAGAAAGAAGCACCCGCTCTCCAAACAAAGATACTTGAAAGTGTTAAAGAGGCAAAAGATCTTAAAAGGTTTTTAGAAGATTTAAATCCCGTAAAGATTGCTGCGAAACGCAAGAAATACGACGAGTTAACAACAAGCCGCTCAATAAATGAAAGCGACCTTAAAGACTTACAACTATTATATGCGAGAGAAAAGAATAAGATTGTATCACACGAAAGTGAGCTTGCCGAACTTGCGATAAAGATTGAAGAATACAAAGATAACCGAGAAAATATAGAAAATTTTGAGCACCTGGTAAATCAGCGGCAAAGTATTTTGGACGCAATGGAAAACTTTATCACACAGCACAAGACATGTCAAAATATGGTCCTAGAATATTATAAGCTAAAAGGCTCCCTAGAACAAAAACTAACCAACCTGATGGAGCAACAGAAAGAATTAAAAGATATTCAGCAGGAGTACGCCGCCTACGATCTCTATATGCGCTGCATGCATTCAAATGGAATTGCTTATGATATTATTAAAAAGCAATTGCCTGTGATTAATGATGAGATTGCGAAGGTTCTGGCCAATATTGTTTCTTTTGAGGCTTTCTTTGAGGATGACGGAAAGCGACTTAATATCTTCATTAAACACCCTAAGCATGAGCCGCGGCCTTTAGAGATGGGATCAGGCGCCGAGAAAACAATTGCTGCGATGGCTATTCGTTTAGCGCTATTAAGCGTTTCTAATCTTCCCAAGGGTGACATTTTCATTCTCGACGAGCCGGGAACCGCCTTGGACGCCGACAACATGGAGGGGTTTATTCGAATTCTTGATTTGATTAAGTCTTTCTTTAAAACGGTTATTTTGATATCACACCTTGATAGTTTAAAAGACTGCGTTGATACCCAAATTATAATCGACAAGAAGGGCAACTATGCGCATGTTGAAATATAAAAGTAATATTCATTAAAAAAAGAAAAGCGCTCTGGGATCTAATTATATAGATAGGAGGTATTTTTATGAAACACTTAATAGACAAGGGATTAAATAAAATTGTATCCCGCAAGCTTCTTACTTGGGTGACGGCCACGGGTCTGTTGGCGTTTGCCGACCTCGCCTCGGCGGATTGGACAATGATCACCGTAGTTTATATTGGCACGCAGGGGGTTGTTGATACTGTTGCGCGCTTAAAGGGCGTTAAATAATGAAATGGTTAGCTATTAAAACGTTTTTAAAAAAAGCATGGACGTGGACAAAAAGGCATGCTTGGTTGCCTATTCTGTTTTTACTGGGGATAGTTGGTTTTTTGCTTTTTATTATAACAAGAAATTCGGCCTTTTTGGCTTCGGTGCTGGGTGCTTTTGAGGGATCCCGGGATTCCTATAAAAAAGAGGTAGAGGCTCTAAATGAGATACACAAAAAAGAAGTAGAAGAAAAGACCAAAGTTTTAGAGGCATACAATAAAAATTTAAAAATTTTAGAAGAAGAATATGCTAAACGCAATGAAAACTTAGACGCCGAGAAAAAAAGCGAACTTAAAAAACTTGTTGAAGAAAGTTATAATGACTCTGATAGACTGGCAAGAGAATTGGCTAGATTATATGGGCTAGAACATGGCTAAGAAATTATTATCATTTTTAATCATTTTTAATCTCATGCTTCCTTCTTATGCACTTGGGGAAGACGAGCCGGCTGCTTCGGAGTATGACATCGTTTCTTTAGAGGCTGGAGATCCTGCGCCATTTGATGGGGTCCTTTTATCGTTGGACGCCGCGGCTAAGATTGCTGTAGATAAAAAATTTGAGGATGCCGAATGCGATTTGCGCGTTGGATATGAACTTTACATACAACAAGAGCGGTTTGAATTACAGTTAAGTTACAAGGACATAGAAATAAAATCATGGGAAGCACGCTATGAACAGATGATGATTATTAAAATAGCGGAAAATGACAGGCTTTATGACCTGGTAACTAAACAAAAGCCCTCCACGTCTCCGTGGATGGTGGCATTGGGATTTGGTATAGGTACCATTACTTCGTTGGGAATTTTTGCATTGTCAACGGAAATTGTTAAGTAATGGCCATCAGAGTACCCAAATATCAATCTGGGCCATATATTACACTCCCGGACGAAATACGAGATCGTAGCGTATTAATAGAGTTTATTAATAACAATGTTACTAATCTCAGCGATATTAGTGCTATTTCTGGCTCAATGGCCAAAATAGATTTTGCACGCGGCACCATTGTTATAACGGGATCAATTACGGCTAGTCATTATCATATTCAAGACGTTACACAAATTGATTCTACGGGATCAACATTCTTTGGAAACACTAATGACGATGTACACGCAAGGATTGGCTCTTTGCGCGCCAGCACTCTCCAGGCGCCAGTTTTTTGGGCCACTGCGAGCGCCAACGGTGCCACTCCATATGTGGGCATTGGTACAAATTCTCCCGATCACACTCTAACTGTTGCTGGCTCTATTTCTGGTTCTACCACTTTTCAAGCCGTGGGCGTGTCTATATTGGGGGGCGCTCTAGATGTTTCCGGCGCCGTCGGTTTGGCGAGCACTCTTGGTGTTGATGGTCTTGCTAATCTTGATGGGGGCATTGAAATTGACAATAGTGGCAATAAGTTTACGGTCAGCACTGCTGGTGTGGTTGTTGCTGCTGGCAAGGTAACTGCAGACGAGTTTGCAACAGACAACAGTGCGTTTGTTGTTACTACCGCCGGCACGATTTCTGGTTCAAGCACCCTTCAGGCCGTAGGAAATACTATATTTGGGGGCGAATTAAATGTTTCTGGTGCCACCACTTTGGCAGGATCTTTGTCTAGTTCTGCCGGCACCGAAATTGTAGGTAATTCGGTTATAGTGGGCAACCTAAATGTCAGCGGCACACAAGCCATCGCCGGCGTAGCCACTTACGAAGCCCATCCTATTTTCGAGACTGGAATCACCATAAAGAATGCCGACGCCAGCGCCGGCTACATTAACTTCTACGAGCAATCATCCAACGGTACCAACGTCTGTACGTTCCGAGGGAAGTCCTCGATGGGAAACTGTACTATCACGCTGCCGGGACAGACCGGCATCGTAGTCCTCGAAGATAATACGGTTACCTTGAGCAACAAAACAATAGACGACACCACTTTGACTGGTGACACCACCGCAGCCACCATTTCGGCATCTAGTACTCTGCACGCTGTTGGCGCTGCTACATTTGGCGCAACGGTATCTACTACCGGTTCTATATCTGGCTCTAACACGCTACAAACAGTCGGAGCCACCACTCTCGGAAACACGCTTAGTGTTTCGGGTACTGTCACGGTCGCGGGTGACATAGTCCACGCCGAGGACCCAGACACTTATCTAAGATTCGAGCCTAACCTTGTAAATTTGGTCGCCGGCGGCCAATCAGCAATCAAATTACAACTGAGCAACGGCAAGATTCAATTAAACAATGGAAATGATAATCTGGACGTTCAGATGATGGCAGATGATGGTGAGGTAATATTACATACAGATGCCACCACGAACAAAGTGGGAATCGGCACCGACGCCCCATCAGATACTCTCACAGTCGCCGGCAATATTTCTGGCTCTAGCACACTTCAAGCTGTTGGCAATACCTTCTTGGGCGGTACTCTTAATGTTTCTGGTGCTATTACTGCAACCGACACTTCAACGCTCACTACGGTTGACATTAACGGTGGTGCGATTGATGGTACTACCATCGGCGCTGCATCGCCTTCAACAATCGTAGCTACTACGATTACCGCTAATACAAAAATAATTCCCGATGCTGTCGGTGGCGCTGATTTGGGGGCAACCGATGCAGAATGGGGCGATCTTTATATCGCTGATGACAAAAAAATACACTTTGGCAACGGTCAAGACGCGTCAATTGAATATGATGAAGATGGCACGGATGAGCTTCGTTTTGCCGGCGCCGCCGTTACTTTTGAACAGGCCGTTACTTTTGATGGCGCCGTAACGCTGGGTGATGCGACCGGCGATGACGTTACTATCACTGGTCGAATTGCGGCCGATATTGATCCAAAAACCAACAACACATATGATTTAGGCAATGCAAGTCTTAAGTGGAAAGATATATATGTTGACGGTGTTGGCTACATTGATAAGATCGGCATCGGCGTGTCGACGCCGCTTGTAAACCTAGATGTGCACCACAATCCTACCGGTCTGGAGGATGATACTGGTGGCGGAGAAGTCATAACTTTTGGTACCGAAGATGGCACTCAGACCTTGGCTGCGGGCAGATTGATGTATTTGCATAGTGGCTCTGGTAAGTGGTTATACACGGATGCTGACAATTCCGAATCGGGCAGTTCACAACTATTGGGAATAGCACTGGGAAATGCCGTAAGTGATGGAATATTGTTGCGCGGTTGGTTTGACGCCGCAACCTATCTTAGCGGGACGTTTAAAAAAGGACAACAGGTATACGTAAGCACCGGTGGCTCATACATCCAGGTTCATCCTCCGTCGGGTAGTGATAATTTTCTTAGGAGTTTGGGATATTGTACTACTCAAACTAATGTTATTTATTTTAATCCGAGTAGTACTTATATCGAGATATCGTAATGACAGAAATTAGCAGCGTAAACAACGTAGTTGCGGCGAGCATTGGCGAAATAAATAGCGTCCCCGCCGCCAACGCTAGTTATATTAATGATATAGGTCTTGTAGTGGGGTTTGGGAATACATATTCTCTTAAGCAAACCGTCTCCGCCTATGGTGGATATGTTGCTATAAATAATGCTGGTAAATATCATTTTGAAAGCGGAGGAAAGGACCAGCCATTTAGTTTAAGTGCGTGGATTAAACCAAGTACCGCCAAGAACTTTTGGATGTTTATGAAGGGAAAAATTCAAGCCGGCGTCACCGCCGCATCGCTGGAATATAAATTTGGTTTGTATTCCAACGGAGTTGTTTTTTTCGCCATCTATGGCAATGCCGCTGGTTCAAGCTATATTCGACAATATGATGGTGTTGACAGAAGTTCAACATTAGCTAATGGAAATTGGCATCACCTGGTTGCCACATATTCCGGGGATCCGTCAGAAGAATATGGCCTTGCGTTTCACATCGATGGCGGCTCGGCAATTACTGGCGGCCAAGCGATAGCAGGCTCCTATACAGATATGCACGATAGCGGCCTGGCCCTCTGGCTTGGAAGCGAGAGACAGGCAGAAGATCCTATCGCCAGGAATTCTTTTATTGGCTATCTGGATGAAATGAGCGTGTGGGAAAAGAAGTTAAGCAATGCGGAAGTGGGCGAAATATATAATAGCGGAACTCCAACAGATCTTACAGAACATTCCGCTGCCTCTGATCTGTTATCTTGGTGGAGAATGGGGGATAATGATGGAGGCGCTGGAACTACTGTTACGGACGTCGCGAGCGGCGGCAATGGTACTCTTAATGGTTTTCAGTCGGGTGATGGATTTACTTCTACTACGGCGCCGGGAAGCTGATGAAACAAGATAAACAAGAATATATTGCTAAATTAGAAAAAGCTATCTCACAAAAATATGGGGATGATACAATCGACAATCCACGCAAGTTTTGGAACGAGGATAAAGAGCGAGAATATATTAAGCAATCTAAACTTTTTGTGCAGAAACAAAATAAAAGCGATGCACAAGTTGAGAAAGTTGAAACAGACGGATTTTTAATAAACAAAAAACTACTTAGTAGAGATACAAATAGGATTTGTTCTGTTTGTAACAAGTATTCATTTGATGTGCGTGACGATCTGTACTTGAATAAATTTGAATGCTGCTGGAGATGTCACATCCAGTGGGTAGACGGAAGAGAAGAAAGATGGGCAACAGGTTGGCGCCCAGAGAAGGAAAATAAATAATGGCTACTACACTAGAAATAATCCAAGGCCTAGCACAAGCAGCGGCGAATGCTTACGATGGGTCTCATGAAGAATCTTTAAACGCTGACGGCAAACCGCGCAAGGTGGGTCTAAAGCGAGAAGAGGGGCATCTTATTAACGATAAGCGCGTCTCGGACGGATTTAAAGTACGCTTTGGTGGGCCCATAATGACCATCTTATATCAATCCGAGGTTAGATTAAAAGATGTGTCACAAAACGGCTTTGAAAACGAAATTAGTAGAATGTTAGGCAAGGTTGCCTCGTTTCTTAAGAAAGAATATAAGGCGATTACCGGCAACAGCGTCTCCCTGACCAAGGTGGGAGAACCGGAAATTCTTGTACAAAAGCTTTCCAACTATAGAACAGACGTTCAGGCCAAGTGTAATTATAAAATTGGCGGCATTGGAGACGTCGACGAGGTACTACCCGACCCCAAAGATCGTCTAGAAAAGTCTATTAAAGATTGGCTAGCCCTCGGGCCCGGGAACAAGCGCCCGAAGAATGATGTGCGTAAGGGCAACTAGCGACGTGTCATGGGATATCAGCTTACAAAGCAGGAAATTCTTAAAGAAGTAATAAAATCTGGCAAAGAGCCGGTACACTTTATTACTAGTTATTGTAAAATATCTCACCCTCAAAAGGGTCTCATCCCCTTCAAAACATATACCTTTCAAGATGATCTTCTAAAAGACTTTAATGATTATCGATTTAATGTTGTCTTAAAGGCCAGACAACTCGGCATTTCTACTATTACAGCGGCATATGTTGTGTGGCTGATGTTATTTCATCGCGATAAAAACATTTTGGTTGTCGCCACAAAACTTCAGACAGCCACAAATCTAGTCCGCAAAGTTAAAAAAATAATGAAGGAACTTCCTGCGTGGATGAGAATATCTGAAATTCATATCGACAACAGGACGTCGTTCGAACTCACAAACGGTTCCCAAATTAAAGCATCTTCAACCTCATCAGATGCTGGTCGCTCTGAGGCACTTTCTCTATTGGTTATTGACGAGGCAGCACACGTAGAGGCGCTAGATGAGCTTTGGACAGCCTTATACCCAACCCTGTCAACTGGAGGTCGTTGCATCGCTCTTTCTACTCCCAATGGGGTCGGCAACTGGTTTCATAAAACCTGCGTTGATGCCGAAGCCGGTACTAATCCGTTTCACATGACCACACTGATGTGGGACGTCCATCCCGATCGGGATCAAATTTGGTACGAAAAAGAAACATTGAATATGTCGAGCAGGCAAGTCGCGCAGGAGCTTGAATGTAATTTCAATGTTTCTGGTGAAACTGTCATACACCCAGATGATATAATATATTATTTAGAAAATACTAGCGAGCCTAAATATCGTACTGGATTTGACCGGAATTATTGGATTTGGGAAGAGTATGAAGAAGGCGGCTCATACCTTCTTTCAGCAGACGTAGCAAGAGGAGACGGGCAGGACAACTCAGCGTTTCATATTTTTAAATTAGATACCATGGAGTTGGTTGCCGAATACATTGGAAAACCAAATCCTGATGACTATTCCGATATCCTTTATGATGCTGGAAAAGAATATGGAACTTGTATGATAGTTGCTGAAAATAATAATATAGGATTTGCTGTGCTTAATAAACTTAAAGAGAAGGGATATAATAACGTATATCATTCTACTAAGAATTCACATGATTATGTCGACCCAATTCAAGCCCAGTGGAAAGCCAATATTGTGCCAGGCTTTACTACCTCTTCCAAAACGCGCCCTTTGGTTATTGCCAAGATGGAAGAGTTTATGAGGAACAAACTAATTAAGATTAACTCTAACCGCTTATTATCAGAGATGAAAACTTTCATTTGGCATAACGGGCGAGCGCAAGCTATGAGATCTTATAATGATGACCTGGTTATGTCATTTGCGATTGGTTGTTGGGTAAGGGATACAGTTTTGGTTGAAAATCAGAGATTAGCAGAGTATAGTAAGAACTCTCTTTCGGCAATTTCTACTTCTTCGCGAACAATGTCGACAACTATTCCGGGCATGCTGGGACACAAGAAGTATACAGAAGAGCGCCGAGAGCAAGAAGCCAAACAATTTAACGAACAGTACTTAAGTATTATTAAAGGATAAATAAATGCCACCCAATGATCGAAACAATCCAAGAAATCCAACCTCTCCGCTTTTCAAGAGATTAACCAGGCTATTATCAGGGCCCCTTATTAATTACCGGGCTCAGTTCACGCGCGAAGAGCGCCGCTCTGCTCTTGATAAATATCAATATCGTTTTAAAAGTTTGAGCGGTAAGCAGTTTAAGCGCTCTCAAGATAATTTATCACGCAATTATAATATGATGACTTCCGCGGCAATGCGGAATCAAAACCGGAACGAGCGATATATTGATTTTGATCAGATGGAATACATGCCAGAGATTGCTTCCGCTTTGGATATTTATGCCGACGAAATGACCACCTCTAATGAATATAACAGACTGCTTAAGATAGAGTGTCGCAATGAAGAAATTAAGACGATCTTAGAATCTCTTTATTATGACGCCTTAAACATTGAATTCAATGCGTTCGGTTGGGCAAGAACGATGAGTAAATTTGGAGACTTCTTTTTGTATTTAGATGTTGACGAGGTTCTGGGAGTAAAAAGTGTTATTGGGTTGCCATCCGGCGAGGTCGAAAGGCTAGAGGGACAGGATCCTACAAATCCAAACTATATTCAATATCAGTGGAATTCTGCCAATATGACTTTTGAAAATTGGCAAGTGGCACATTTTAGAATTTTAGGCAACGACAAACATGCGCCATATGGTACGTCTGTGCTCGACCCGGCGCGCCGAATCTGGCGCCAATTAGTTTTGATTGAAGATGCAATGCTGGCTTACCGTGTTGTTCGAGCGCCAGAGCGGCGTATGTTCAAGATTGATGTTGGTAATATTGCTCCGCACGACGTGGAACAATATATGGAGAAGGTCAAGACCTCATTAAAAAGGAATTCTCTAGTTGATGCCACCTCGGGGCGTGTTGACCTACGATATAACCCTCTATCTGTTGAAGAGGACTATTTTATTCCCGTTCGCGGCGGCGTAGGATCTGACATTACTACTCTTGCCGGCGCTTCACAACTTAACGATATTGATGATGTAAAATATATTCGCGATAAATTGTTTTCTGCCATTAAGATTCCTCATTCTTATCTAACAATGACCGAAGGCGCCGAGGAGGACAAGGGCACCTTGGCTCAAAAGGATATTCGTTTTTCGCGCACCGTTCAGAGGTTACAAAGAGCTTTCATGTCAGAGTTAGAAAAGATAGCGGTGGTTCATCTGTTTACTCTGGGCTATCGAGGACAGGATTTAATATCATTCAAGTTGGCATTAAACAATCCATCTAAGTTGGCTGAGTTACAGGAAATTGAGCACATACGAACTAAGTTTGATTTGGCGAACAACGTTGTTGAAGGAATGTTTAGCAAACATTGGATTGCTAAGAATATTTTGCGGATGACTGATGAAGAATTCTTGCGTAATCAGCGCGAAGCGTTTTACGATCGTAAATATCAGGCAGCCTTAGATGCCGTAACCGAGGAAGCCGCGGCTGAAGCTGCCGGCGGCGGCCTAGGTGGAGAACTTGGTGGAGAGGAACTTGGTGGAGAGGAACTTGGTGGAGAACTTGGTGGAGAACTTGGTGGAGAGGAACTTGGCGGAGAGGAACTTGGCGGAGAGGAACCCGAAACCTCTCTCTTGACCGCCCCCGGTCGCCGTGAAGACAATCCCACTCCGACTAGTCTTGCAGCAAGGTCCCATGGAAAGCCTTATTACCCTGTAAAGTCTAAGAGAAGTCGCACCAATAAATCAGGGCCAACCACGAGAAAGTTGCGCAGCGATACGAGGTCCGGAGGCAAGACATCACGTCGAGACGTATTACCGGGCCATGAACTTTTAAATATCAACACACTTTACGAGAATTTTGAATCTATTTATAGTGATGATGATGAAATTAGGTTATTAGAGAACACCAAAGACATTCGAAAACTAATTACCGAGTTAGAGGAAAAAGAAGCGGAGATCCATACAAGTGAAAGTGAAGCACAATAAAAAAAGAAACACAGCGTTTTTATATGAAATTCTGATTAAAGAATTAACAAAGTCTATTGTCGATAAAAATACTCATCGGAAATCTTTTATATCTTCTTTGATAAAGGAAAATTTTGGACACCGCATGCCTCTCGGCAGGGAGTTAGAACATTTTAAAACGCTCCTAGAGACGACAGATCTTGAAATACATCTGGCAGAAAAACTATTGCAGGAAACAAAGATGGCGCACTCGCGTTTAGACAGCAGGGGCGTTTTTGATGCCCAGACTCACGTAATTAATAAAATCAATAAAGCCCTCTCTAAGGATATTTGGAATACATTTGTTCCTAATTTTAAATCGCTTGCAACAATATCGGCCGTGTTCAATAGTTTGGTACCAGTCAAGCAGAGAGTTTTGCATGAAAATACCATAATTAATCAAATGCGCTCTTCAGAAAAACTAGAGGACGCAAACCTAAAACCAATTGACAATATAGTTTATAACTCATTTGTAAAAAAATTCAATGAACAATATAATGGCTTGCTAAAAGAACAAAAAGATTTGCTCGGTAAGTACATCGGCTCTTTCACTGATAATGGATTGCAATTAAAAATTTATTTGAATGAAGAGGTAGGTCGTCTTAAAAAGGCTATAGAAAAATCTCTGAAAATGGAAGAGATTTTAGTCGATGAATCAATGGTTAAAAGTACTAAAAAAGTTTTAGCAATGTTGGAGGGTTTTAAAAACACTTCTGTTACACAAGAGGTCGTGTCAAAGGTTTTAAAAATTCAGGCGTTGGTGCAGGAAACGACGTCAAATGATTAATATTAAAGTCGGGGGTCCGCAAGCAACGGTAGATTTACAAGCCAGAAAAACATTAGAGGGAAATATTCTGATCATGGATCACGATCTTATCGATATTGTATTGATGCCTGAAAGTAGCAAGGTCGTAGCATTCCCAAAAAGCGACTCCACCGAAGAGACTTACAATACCCAATCTCGTTTTTTTAATTTTTTATCTGATAAGGGCATAATCACGAGAGAAAGCATTCAAGGAGGCAACATCTTTAGTTCCCTAGAGGGAGTAATTCCGGAGAGTAAAAGTGCCAATGGAGCCCAGGCTGCAGTGTATGTTATCTCAGAGTTTATTTCGGACGAGGCCGAGACACTTCGAACCGCCGAAGATTATGAAAGAAACCTTGAGAAATATTTCTTAGATCCCACGGATCAAGACTCGACCGAACTCGGGGAAGTGCCGCAGCAACCACAGAAAGGCGCGATGGTACCTGGATATTATTATATTCCTCTTCGCTATAAAGTATAGTGGGTCCTCAATTTATAATGTGGCCGACGCTTGAAAGTTTAATACTTTTTATACTTTGTGCCTACGGGCTTACACAACTTCTTTGTTTTTCAAAGATTTTAGATCGTATCCGGCCTAAACATTATTTTTTTTCTTGTCCTATGTGTATCGGATTTTGGGTTGGCGTATTTCTATGGGGCGTTAATGGTCATACGGAACTATTTATGTTTGATGGCACCAATCCAGTAACTGGATTTTTGCTTGGATGCTTGAGTTCGGGTACTTCATATGCTTTAAATGTGATTATCTGCGATGATGGCATACAGATAGGAAAAGGAGAACGATATGACTAAATGGATGTTACAACCAGTGCGACGGTGTTGCAAGGGCAGTTGACTGCTTTAAATTTAAAGGAATAATATTATGACATACAGAAAAAATGTAAAAAGAATAGATCCAAGATATTTCTTGCACGAGACAATGAATCGTTGTGATTCGTGTGGCCGCGCGCAAGATCTTGAAGAGGGCTTCGGTACAGCGCTTCGGGGCCTAGCAGGCGCCGGGAAGGCTGGACTGCAGAAGATGGCCGGCTCGGGCGGAGGCGGAGCCGCAGA